AACTCTTCGTGACGGTAGTCATGCTATAGGTCATAGACTCACGGCAGCTAGTATTAAAAATTACTGCACGTTTGCCGAGAATGCAGGAATTTCAGTTATTGAAGTGGGGCACGGAAACGGGCTCGGCGCATCGTCTTTACTTATTGGAGAATCTTTGTTAACGGACTCTGAAATGATTTCAATTGCGAGGAAATATCTACACAATACAAAACTATCGGTTCACGTGATCCCAGGTATCGCGACAATTTCACGCGATGTTCAGCCTTCGATCGACCTAGGCGTTGATATTGTCAGGGTCGCGAGTCACTGTACCGAAGCGACTCTCACAAAAGCTCATATTGAATATCTTTCAAGTAAAGGAGTTCGAGTTTTTGGCGTCCTTATGATGGCCGCATTATGCTCACCCGAAATTCTTGTTGAAGAGGCGCGAAAAATGAAGTCATATGGTGCAAATGCCGTTGTTATAATGGATTCTACAGGATCATTTTATCCAGTTGATGTTGCTGAACGAATCAAGATGCTCGTGAAATTGGACATTCCTATAGGATTTCACGGACATAATAACATGCATCTAGCAGTGGCGAATTCAATAGCAGCAATTGAAAACGGTGCAACTATAGTAGATGTAACAATGAAAGGGTTTGGAGCGGGGGCTGGAAACACGCCGCTTGAAGTAATGGCGAGTATTTATCAAGAAAAATTGAATCTTGATTTGATTCTACAGCAGTGCATAGAATTTGAATACGCGTCACCAGTCGTGAAGCCCGTAAACATTTTAACAGCAAAATCAAAGCTCTTTTCAGGGTTTGAACGCGTCATAACGGAAACATGTAAAAAATATGGCGTCTCATTGAAGCTATTGATCGATGAACTTGCGAAACGCAACTTGGTGGCTGGGCAAGAGGATCTCATTCGAGTTATTGCTCTCGAGTTGGCCGCGAAATGAGGTACGACTCTTTTGATATCAGGTTGCCCATTGTTGACTCAATTAAATTTAATGGTAAAATAGGACTCATTTCTTCAATAGGTGGTGCGAAAATACCCCCCTCCTTTTGAAGAATTCCCTTAACCTTGGGAATAAAATCTTGAGTTGGTGGCATATAAATTTCACAGATGGCGGGCCCGTCATATTTCATAAAATTTGGAAAATAAAAGTCAAATTCTGTCCAGGATTTTATACAGTATTTTTCGTATCCAAACGCATCTGCCACTTTCATATAGTCGGGGAGAACTATGCCAGTATCTTTGTTCACCGAGTTCATGTTTTCAAATAACATCTTCTGCGTATGCTTAATCATAAGGTAACCATCATTGTTAAATATTACTATTTTTACCCTCAAATTATGCTGAATGATTGTCTGAAGTTCCTGTAAATTCATCATCATACCTCCATCGCAGTTGAGACACAGCACCTCTTTGGCGGGTGCCGCGATTGCAGCACCAAACGCCGCCGGTAGACCGTACCCCATTTCACCAAGACCATATGAACTAAACATCGTCGTCCCTTCCTTGAGGCGAATTGTCTGGTGTCCTGACAAAAGAGCCGTGCCCATATCGGTTACTATAACATGGTCGGGTTTGATGAATTCTGATATACGGTCTATAACTCTATAAGAGTTTGGAAATTCAGTGTCTATATGCGCATCCTCGACGAGGGGCCATGATTTACGCAGACGTCTGCACTCGTCAAGCCATTCGGGGCGCTCATATTCATAAGCGGAAAATTGTTGTAAAAAGGGCCCACAATCAGAGTGAATCTTTAGGTGCACAAACTCCTTGAATTCAGACTCGTCAATGTCAACCATAACAATCTTTGCGCCACGGGCCAGCTCACTCAAGTTGTAACCCGTTTGTGGAAGTGTAAGACGGCTCCCAATAACAATAATCAAGTCGCTTTTTTGAAAGATAAAATTGGCAGCCCGCTGACCATAAATTCCAGGACTGCCGCAGAAAAGTGGATGGTCGTGACCAATGACATCAATTGCAGACCACGTCAGAAGCACGGGAATCTTCGTATAGTTCAACATGCTTTTGAAAATTTGAGTAGATCCAGACAGTTTAATACCGTGCCCTCCAAGAATAACAGGTCGTTTGGCCGTCTTTAGTAATGCAAAAACTTGTTGCACAAGATCTTCGCGAGGGTGAACAGTAACTGGTTCCAGCGTGTTCCACGGCCTCTGTACTACATCCTTTGATTGAACATCAAAGGGCAAGTCGATCAACACAGGACCTTTGCGTCCTTCGTTGGCAATAAGATGCGCCTGCTCAAGTTCATCTTGCAAAGTGTTGGGGTCAATGACTGTAACAGCTCTTTTTGTAGTGTGTTCAACCATTTTTACGAAATTAAGACCCTGTGTGCCATACATGCGTCGATGCGCGTGATCGCGAAGATACACGGTCGCCTCTTGTCCCGAGAGCACGATTACAGGGATGGAATCTGCCCACAGGCTGACTATACCAGTCACTGAATTTGTAACGCCTCCACCGGCAGTCACGAGCGCAACTGCCATTCGTCCAGAAGTGCGATAGAACGCACCTGCAGCTAGAACGGCCGCTTGCTCGTTGTGAACATTGAGAATCCTAATACCGGACTTGGCGAAAGAATCGTATATATGTGAATTCGCAGAGCCTATAATCCCAAAAACCACATTAATACCCCGATCTATGAGAAAATTTGCTATAACGTCACTCGCCTTCATTGCACATTTAAGCAGTCTAGTCCTTAAATATCAAGAACAGATTCATATGAGTTTGTTCCGGTACTCCTCGTGAGTTGTGCAATTTTCTTTGTGATTTCAATTGCTGCACAATTGATAATGTCTAAGTTTCCAGCATGTATAGAGAGATGATCTCCAGACCCTATAATTTTCACGGACACAATGAGTATTTCGTCAACGTATGTAGGCACCCTCACCACTTCATATGTTGGGACATATGTTCTCATCTGTTCAACAAAACTATAGAAATCGGAAAAATCACCCCGACCAGCCTTCATGAGAATGGTCGTCTGCATGAACGTTTCAGGGTTGGGATTTATGTTTAAAATAACCTTGCATTTTTGAACAGCTGTTAGGTTCAAGATGGCCTTTTCGGTCGTTTCAATATACTTGTCTATATTTAGCCTGGTCGCGAGGCCTGCACTTTCGGAAGAAATCTGGGTAATGACTTCGGCATAATTAACCACTGTGCGAGAAGTGATGTACTTGAGAAGTGGTGTCGCCACCTGGCCTCCACACGTCACCATGTTCACATTCTTCACGTCGTTCAAGCAGCCGCAATTAACATTTGGAACGCACATTTGTCCAATCTTGGAAGGAGTCATATCAATAACAGTGATTCCTTGCTGAAAAAATATCTTGGCGTTTTCAGCTGCGGAATGTGCATCCGTGCAATCGAATACAATATCACATGATTTCTCATTCTCGACGAAGAATTGGATTCCTTTTGGCGAGTATAAAACGCCATCTGGTATTTTCTTTTCGAGGGGTCTCCTCCCGACGAACGCAACGACGCGAACAAAATTTAACCGAAGTAATTTTACAAGTAAATCAGTACCTATGTTACCGGTTCCTATTATCGAAACCTTCATCTATTAAAAACTACCATCTTCTTTAAATTTATTAGAATGATCGCATATATTGCTTCATGGATCACGTGGCTCTCCGACTGGGGTCGGGGACCGAGCCGTTTGACACGCGAATTCATCATCCGAATTTTAAATGAAAATCCACTTGAATTCCGTGTTGCCATGCTGAACTATCAAATAAAAGAACTTATGCTTAAATACATATGAAGGCGGCTCTCATTACAGGTGTGACGGGGCAGGACGGGTCGTACCTCGCGGAGTTTCTTTTGGAGAAGGACTATGACGTGTACGGTATGGCCCGGTACTGTTCCGAAAAGAAACATGAACGAATCGAGCACCTCAAACCCAATCCACGTTTTCGCCTCGTGGAAGGAGACCTGACGGACGCGGGTCGGATAAATTTCATTGTAAATTCACTCGAATGCTACGATATCATAGAGGTGTACAACTTGGGTGCCCAGTCTCACGTGAAGGTGTCTTTTAGTCAACCGGAGTACACGGCCAACGTGGACGCCCTTGGGACGTTACGCATCCTCGAGGCTATTCGTCAAACGAATTTTGCTTCTAAATTCAAGTTTTATCAGGCTGGAACGTCCGAGATGTTTGGAAAGATTCAAGAACCGATCCAAAATGAAACCACACCATTTTACCCGCGGAGTCCCTACGGAGTCTCGAAGCTTTTCGGGTACTGGATAACCAGGAACTATCGCGAGTCGTACAACATGTTTGCGTGCACGGGTATACTGTTCAACCACGAGTCTGAGCGTCGCGGATCAGAGTTTGTGACGCGCAAGATTACACTCGGTCTCGCCGAGTGGATGCGGTCACGCAAGCCCATCGAGCTTGGAAATCTCGATGCAAAGAGGGACTGGGGCCACGCCCAGGACTATGTAGAGGCCATGTGGCTCATGCTCCAACAATCAACTCCGGATGATTTTGTCATTGGAACAGGTGAGACGCACAGCATTCGCGACTTTATTCAGGTGGCTCTTTCCATCCTTGGTCTTGAAATCACGTGGGAGGGTCAAGGCGTGGATGAAATCGGAAAGGTTGGTGACGAGGTCGTGATCCGAGTAAACACAGAGTTTTATCGTCCCGCCGAGGTTGACATTCTCATCGCCGACGCCTCAAAAGCGCGCGATGTTCTTGGCTGGACACCCAAAATCTCGTTCAATGAACTAGTTAAACGAATGGTAATTTCTGATACTAATGGTTAGTACCGTTCTGTTCATAGGACCCAGTCTATTAGCCGGTATAGGTCAGGTGACCAATCGTTATGCTGAATTTTTAAGAAAAATTGGAACAAGTGCAGAGTACGTAGAACTCGGACAAGTTCCACAACAAACAAGGTACACCCACGGGTTTGCGTTTGTTTTACCAATCCAACAAAATTTAGACCACGTTGACAAATATGCCGCACTTTGTGACTCGATGATATACATGACCATATGTGAAACCGAGACGGTCAATCCCGCGTACGGTATGTTGAAAAAATACAAGACGCTGTACGTTGCTTCGGACTTTTGCAAAACTGTTCTCGAGCGTCAGTTTCCGGACATGACATGGAAAGTTTTACGTTTGCTTGCATACGAGCGCCCACACAGGTCACCCAAGGGGCCTTACACGTTTTACACAATTGGTAATATTGCCGACCCTCGAAAGAATATTCTTGGTCTCGTGAACGCCTTTTTGAGTTGTCAGTTTGGAGACGCGGCGCGCCTTGTGCTCAAGGCGACGTGTAAAGAGCCCATGCACCTGAACGTTCCAGGAATTCTCGTCATAAATGGACTCTTGAGCGACGACGAGCTCGAACGCATCCACGATTCGTGTCACTGTTATGTCAATTGCTCACACTCCGAGGGGGTCGGAATGGGGGCCGTTGAGGCTGCGATGCGGTACAAGCCCGTCATAATAACTGACTATGGCGGGCTCAAGGAGTACGTGCAGACGCCGTGGGTCGTTCCGTGTACGAAAGGTCCCATCGGGTTTGATGATTTCTTATTCACAAAAGATCTCGAATGGGGCCACCCGTCCCAGGATCACTTGGCTGCAGCCCTCAAAGACTGCTTCGAAAAGCGCGTGACGTTCTGGGACCACGAACACACGCGTCACGTGAGCGAAGAGGTTAAACAACTCCTGCCGCGTTTACTGGAGGCTTCCCCTGGTTCACCAGGTTCAAGTTCTTGACCATGGCCCGGGTAAGAAGGTTCATGGCCTGCGTCGCGTTCTGAGCCGCCTTGGCCGTCGCTGCAGCCTGGGCAGCCTTGGATGCCTCCATGAGTTTGTTCCCGATGTTCTTCATGTTCAGTGTGTACATCTTGTTTGCCGCATTCTGCAGACCCTGAGCCGACTTGTTCAAGTTGGTGTTCATCTTGGCGAGGTTCTGGGACATGTTGTTCCCCGCCTCAGCCTGCTTTTGAGCGTTCGCCGCGACGCCCAAGTTTTTCAGGGCGTTATTCGTCTGGGTAATTGCCGCATTCGTGGTGGCCATTCTTTGTTAGATGCAACTTTTAAAATTTCACGTCCCTCACTGGAGACGACGGGCTTGCGCTTTCGCCCTGCGAATCGACCCAGTAGTGTGACAGGTACACGGTTATGGCCACAACTATCGACGAGGCGAGCAAAAAGCCCTTCTGGGAATTCAGAAATAGGACCACATCATCCACAACCTGGATGCCAGTGGGCTTCTTGACGAGGCGCGGGACGATATAGACAAGTAGAAAGTTGATGGCCAGGGCGGCCCAGACATAGTTCCAGTTGAACTCCATATTACACTATTCTAAGGTTTTTATTGCGTGCTTCTTGCAAAATTCCCCGCAGGTTGCCTTGAACCCACACTGCTTCCCCTCGAGCGTCTTGGCGCGGCACCGGGCCTCTTGGACCCCCTTCTTGACCGGAGCCTGTGGCGGTGGCGCCTTGGACGGCGTGTACACTTGCAGATGCCTCCGAGCCTCCTTGACTTCACGCGTCCTCTCGATGAACCTGAGCGTCGCGTCCGCCCAGCGCTCAGGGTCACGGTCGCCACGGCCCACGGCAAGAGCGTGGATCCTGTGCCATTCGGGACCGAACTTGCCCTTGGGCGGAGGCAGAGGAGGCTTGGCGCAGTTCATTTTGTTTGTCGGTACTTGGTTGCAAGGGGTCTTGAGTTGGAGAGGACACGTTTTTTGGCTCGGGACCCAGTTAAAAAAATACATTGTAAAATAATAAAATGCAGATCTTCGTCAAGACTCTTACGGGCAAAACGATCACGCTCGAGGTTGAGTCCAGTGACACGATTGCAAATGTCAAGTCTAAAATTGCCGACAAAGAAGGCATTCCAGGAGACCAACAGCGTCTGATTTTTGCTGGAAAACAGCTCGAGGATGATCGCACGATGGCAGACTACAATATCCAGAAAGAGGCGACGATCCATTTAGTTTTGAGATTACGTGGAGGTCTTATTTTTTTCGAGGCTTAAAAACAAATGTTGTGTCTTATTAAATGATATACACAGGAAGAATATATAGAATTGAGAACATTGAAAATGGAAATTTTTATATAGGCCAGACCTATAAAACACTTGGTCAACGTTTTACGAATCATAAATGCGAAGCAAAGAGAGGGGATGTCGATTCTAGATTTTATAGGGCAGTGAGAACTTATGGAGTGGATATGTTCATAATAGAAGATATTGAAACTAAAGAATTTGATACTAAAAAAGAGGCTAAAATATGGATGAATGAACGAGAAACTCATTATATTTCTTTATTAAAACCTGCTTACAACACGGCCCCTGGAGGTCTTGGACACACAGGAGTTCCATGGACAGAAGAACGACGTGAAAACTTCAAAAAGTTAATGAGTGGAGAACACAATCCTAATTTTGGAAAAAATCTTTCAAACGAAACGAAACAGAAATTAAGTGATGCTCTTAAGGGACGAACAATATCAGAAGAAACTCGTAAAAAAACAAGTGAAACATTGAAAGGCGTCCTTAAAACCGAAGAGACGCGGCGAAGAATGTCCGAATCTCAAAAAGGACGTAGTATGCCAAAAGGCGAAAATTCAAAGAAATCCGTAAAAATTCATCAATTTGACGAGAGTGGTGGTTTTTTGAGAGAGTTTGGTTCTATAGCAGATGCAGCAAACGAACTTGGTTGTCAAAGGTCAGGGATATGCTTTTGTCTAAAAGGTCGGATAAAAACATCAGCTGGGTATGTGTGGAAATACGCCTAAACTAATTTCACTACTAATATAAAATGCCTTTCACTCTTCAGGACCCATCATCTGGTCTGTTTTGGACATCCGGACTTTTCGGCCGTGTTATACTGGGACCCACCCCAAACACCTACGTTCTCGAGGGCTCTTATATAAAGAACGCCGAGACGGGCAACTACGTCACTGTTCGCTGCGATCTGCTCCACGAGGGTGGCGAGCCCGAAGAGTTTGAGTTCCGCGTCGACGGAACCATCGCGTCCCAGGGCAAGGTGGTTCTCACCGGACTCTTTCTGAGCCTCACGGACGCTGAGGGCACCTCTTGGGTCAAGGTTGAGGAGACGCCGGCGCCTCATGTTCCCGAGGCCGCCCCGGTGCCTCGTGCAAGTGCCCTGGTCGAGGAGGCTCTGAACGCCGCGGATGAAAATGACTAAAAAAATCTCAGTAAAAAACAGAATGGGAGTTCCACCCAATATATGGGGTCCGAACCTCTGGGGAACTCTTCACCTGTTGTGCTTTGCCGGAACCATAACTCCTGAATTTGTACAGGAATTTGCAAAGGTCATCCCGTGTCCCATGTGCGCTGCACACTTTACAGAAGTATTGACCGACTTCCCTTTGCCCGACTCGGAAGATCCCCAGGTACTGTTTGAATGGTCGGTCTACGTTCACAATATCGTGAACGAACGCATCGGGAAACCAGTATTTACTATTGAACAGGCTATAGTGAAGTGGACGACGCGACCTGAACCGGATACGCCTCCTCCCCCTCAATTTGATTTCAAAATTGGTATTCTTCTTGCGCTTCTTATATGTACTTTGATTTACTTTGTAAATAAGTTCTTGTAATCAAGTATGGCGGGCGGTTTGTTCTCTGGCCACCCGTTCGCACTGAACATAAAGTGCATCATTTTTACAGCAATTCTTGCAGGAGGATATTGGTATCTGCCTCCCAAGAATCTCTGGATCCTTGCGTTTCTCATCTGGTTCCCGTACATAGCCCTTGCGTGGTATGACTATTCTTATGATTGTAAAGATAAACTCAGCCCGACCCTTGTCCCCTTTGGTCGATACATTTGGCTTCCGTTCAAACCTCCAGGGTACAAGGAAAAGTTTGCTCAGCTCCCTCCCGAACAAATTCAAGACATGAATACACTTGATCATCTGGTTCTCTGGACAGCTCTCGCCGCTGGTGCTGCTTATTTTCTTGTTAAAAAATAGATGGCACCAACCGAAGAAATGAGCACCGCCAAGAACGTTGGACTTGGCGTGGGTATGACGTCGTCTGCGTGTGCCCTTCTGATTTTTGGAATTTCATTCGGAAATTGGCTCAAGAAGAATGCAGCTCAGGAGATGACCAAGACGCAAGAACAAGCGGCTCATGCGTTCGAGTATCTGGCCATCGCTGGAAAAGGTGGCCTCATAGCGGCTCTCATTGCATTGGCGCTCATAAATGCCAATGGCGACTACGTCGCCAAAAACCCCAAGAAGTTTATGCAAGACGCGCTAGCCACTGGTGGGTTCGGCGCGCTTTCAGCCGTGTTTCTGACCATGACTCGTGGTCGGCCAGACCTATGGATTAACCACCTGATTTTTGCAATGATGCTGTTCTTCTTGTACCATGTGTGTCGCGAGTTTGCGGGTTATTTCACTGTATTTGGAAATGAGAAAGCGTCAGATAAAATTGAGAAACAGGAAAAGAAATTTGGAAGGCCTATCCTCATCGCTGGTGGTGTCATGGCTGTTCTGGCCATCATTCTGGCGCTTGTGACGCGCGCGTCACCGGACTACACGCGCGGAATTCTCAAGAGCTTCACGCCTTCACGGGCGCTGATGATCGAGACTATTATTTTTGTAACAATAATTACGTCTGGAGAAATCATCGTCGCCCGGAACCACGGAGATCCTCTCGGACCCGCGATAGGTTCGAGTTTTATCATGTTTACTTTAGCGCACCTGATTCTACAGTCTGGCGGGTTTTACGAGCACCTTTACAAGACGACTCACATAGTCGCCAACTCAATCGGGAATGCTGTGAAGAACACTAAGGCCAACTAAAGACACTTGACGTATACTATATAACAATGCAATATGAACGTCTCACACACGTCGAGCATATACTTAAGCGCCCCGATACCTACGTCGGGTCCCTGGCACCCGAGTCCTCTACGTACTGGACACGCGGGCCTGGACGTTTCGAGCCTTCTGTACTTTCTGTATCACCTGCACTGGTGAAGATATTTGA